TGGTTTCGTAAAAGATGGCTGAATTAGAAGACAGCACCCGCGATCCACTGAACACCGTCACCTTATCCGTCCCCGTCAGGTTAATCGCGGAGGTGGATAGGTAATCGTCGACGCCGTCGAACGCGAGGTAATGCTTACCAGACCCGTCAATCTGAAACAAGGGGCGCGCCGTGCTGGTGGTCTGCGACGCATGGTGACCGTTGCCAGATTTGTCCAGAATCAACCCGACCGGCTGCCCGGCAGCGGTTACAGGCGTCGTGCCTGCGGCATCCTGAAACATGGTGGACAGGTCGGACGGGTCGAACCATGCGCCCAAGCTGGCGAGGTCGGCAGGGGACCAGGCGGCGGATACGGACTGCGCCGGATCAAAAATGCCGCGCATGATCGGCGTCAGCACCGGCCGCAGCAGGCTTTGCAGCAGCATTCTTAGACCTTATCGACGCCGAACGCCGCCGACGCCGCCAGGCGCTTGACGCGGTAGGTGCCGGGGGCGGAGAGGATTTTGGCGGGATTGAAGCTGTCGAGGTGGCCGGCGTTGAAGTATTCGCCCGCCGCGCTCTTGATCTGCAGCCGCGCAATGGCGTCAGCGGCCACGCTGGGGCCGGCGGCGTCTTTCAAGAACAGCGTGGCCTGGTCGCCTGCGGCCAGAGTGAAATCAGCGGAATCGGCCTCGGTGGTGCCGGCGGCAATAAGTTCGGCCATATGGTGCTTTCAGGGGGTTGAATGGACGGGTCTTCTGGGCAAAAAGCCCTCCAGCCTTGCGGGCCGAGGGCTTTTCACGCAGCAGGATCTTGTAGATCAAGCGGGCGGGTTGGCGGTGGGCGCGATGGCCGGATGGCCCAGGATGGCCACGGCGGACACCAGCGCGGCGCTGGGGGTGCCGCTGTTGCCGCTGGGGGTGATCGTCAGGCGCGTGTAGCGCTTGCTGCCGATGTAGCCGAGCTTGAAGCACTTGTTGTCGTCGCTGAAGATGAAGCTGGCGAGTGCCTCAGTGCCGAGCAGGTCGGCATCGGCCACGGCGGCGGCGTCGCCCATGGCGGCAGCGTCACCTTCTTCGAGCAACACGGTGAAGGTGGCGTCAGCGTCGCCAATGGAGCCGGTGGCGATCACGTAGGTGACGGACTCGAAGCCCTTTTTGTCGATGATCTGTCCCACCAGGGCGGTGCCGGCTTCGGTGGAGACGGGGGAGATCACGCGCTTGGGCGTGATGATGTTGGCAAGGTCTTTCATTTGGGGTTCCTCTGGAGAGTCTGGAAAACGGGGATGAACGAAGGGGAGCGCCGCCAGCGGGGAGCCGGCGGCGCTGTGGCTTGCGCCGGGCCGATCAGGTGTTGAACTTCATCAGCTTGATGGCTTCGAAGTTCTGCACCCCGCCACTGAAGCGGCGGCGGAAGTTGAACTTGGTCTTGCCCTTGGCGGTGATGGCGTCGCGGATCACCACGGTGCCCGAGCGGTTGACCACCACATAGCCCTGGGCGAAGTTGCCGAAGGCCAGCGAGAAACTGTCGGCGGCCAGCGCGGGCATGTTGTCGTCGATCTCCACGGGGTTGCCCAGCAGGCGCCCGCCAAAGCCGCTTAGCGGGTCCGGCTGCCAGAGGTAGAACGCGCCGGAGCCGTCCTTCATCTGCCGGATCTTGGCCAGCACGGCGTCGCTGGTCACCCAGGCCGCGCCGGGGCGGTATTGGGCTTTCAGGCTGTGCTGCAGGTTGATGATGGCGTCACCCGGGTTGCTGGCCGCAAAGGCCGCGGACGCACCCGACATGATGTAGCCGAGCTTGCCCCAGGCATAGCTGGCGTTGGCCACGGTGTCATACGCGGTGATGCCGCGCGCGCCGCCCACCCCGGTGCCGGCGGCGAACTCGCTGCCGGCCAGTTCCGCGAAAGCGATGGATGCTTCCATGGTCAGGTCGGATTCGAGGTCGACGATTGCGTCTTCCAGCGTGCTGTTGAACACCCAGGGCTCGGCTTCGGCCTCATGCACGGTGAATTCCAGCTCGGCGTACTTCGGGTTGGTGCTTTCGCCACCCGTGGCACCCGGGCCGACGCGGCGCGCGGCCAGGCCGGTGGTCTTGGCAACCTTCTTGAAGGTGTCGGTGCCGATGGTGACGTTGCGCGCCAGCCGGCCGATGGCGCTGGTGACGCCGACGACGCGGATGATCTCGGCATCCATCTCGGGCAGCACCAGGTAGCCACCATCCGGGCCGGAGCCGCTGTTCATGGCCTTGCGCTGCAGATCGGCCAGGCCGTTTTCATCGCCCTTGCGCAGGAACTTGCCGAACGCGGCTTTGTATTCGGCTTGCTCGGGCGTGCTCTTGCTGTCGCCGTTGGCGCCGGGGCGGTTGGCTTTCTTGGCGATCTCGACCAGGTCGTCGTTGAGCTTCTTGAACTCGCCGTTGATCTTGTCGACCGTGGCCTGCAGGTCAGCGACCGCCTTGCCTTCGGCCTTGGCCTTGAGCAGTTCGTCGTTCTTGCGGGTGAATTCGCCCCAGGCTTCGCCTTGCTTGTCGAGCAAGGACTTGATTTCCTTCATGTCGATCTCGCCGCTCATGAGCGGCAGCATGCCCAGGCCGGCCAGGGCTTCGGGCGGGATGACGGGGTGGCCAGCCAGTGCGAACACGGCCAGGAGGGCGACGACGGCCAGCAGGCCGAGCGTCAGGTGGTTGCGGGTGGTTTTCATGATGCAAGGTTCCTTTTCAGGTGATTTGGATCAAGGAGGTGTTGCGCTTGATGGCCGCCGCCAGTTCGTCAAGCTCTTCACTGCCCGAATCGCTCAGGGCCTTGAGGTGCCGGAAGCCGTGCGTCATGACGATGCGGGCCTCCTTTCGGGACAGCCCAGCGTCCTGCATGAGCTGCTCGAATTCGCGGTCGCTGAAGTCCGCGCCGGACTTCACGCTGGCGACACGGGCCTTGCCGTTCGCCGGGAAGGTGACCAGGCTGACCTCCATGAGGTCGACCTTTTTGAGGGTGCGCCGCGGCTCTTCGGGCTTGCTGCGCTGCGCCCACTCCTTGGCGATGTAGCCGATGCTCAGGCCATCGATGGCCGGGCGCGGCGTCATCTTGAGCAGCGCGTAGGCTTCGCGCCCGCGCGGGGTGTCGGCCAGCTTGCCTTCGACTTTCAGGCCGACGCCGTCTTCGGCCAGGCTGGTCCAGATGCCCACTGGCGTCATGTCGTCGGCGCCGATGCCCCAGCCGCCGTGCTGCATGAGCATGGCGGGGAACTGGCCGCTTTTGTGCGAGGCGGCCAGCGTGTCGGCAAAGGCGCCGGGCTGGATCACGTCGCCGTAGCTGTCGACGTTGCCGAAGACGGCGCCGTAGCCGCTGAACATCATCTCGGCAGCGGTGGCGCCTTCGGTGGCGGCGAACTTGATTTCCTTGAGCCCGAAGGCTGCGCGTTCAATGGCCATGGTCAGGCTCCTGGTGTGGTGGGTGCCCCGTCGGCGGGTGCGCCGCTGGGGTCGGTGGTCATGTTGATGGGGGTCAGCGGGTCGTCCAGGCCGTCGATCGGGTTCAGGTCGAGCTTGCCGCGGGCTTCGTTGCGCTCCATGATCCCGGCGGTGGTGAGCCGGTAGAGGTATTCGGCGGTGTCTTTCATGGCCCCGCGCAGCAGGGCCGCTTCCTGCAGCTTGATGTACAGGCCGCCCTGGCGCTCGGCGCGCGTCAGCAGGTTGACCTCGGCGCTTTGCTGGATGCGCTCGTACCAGGGCATCAGGGTGTGCACCACATGCGCCAGGAACATCTGCTCGGCCGTGGCGTAGGTGGCGGCCTTGTCGCTGTAGCCGATCATGATGGGCAGCACGCGGAAGAAGCGGCAGACCTCCTCGATCTGGTTGCGCCGGGTCTCCAGGTGCTGCGCGTCGACGCCGGTCATGGCCTGGCTCATGAACTTGGCGTTGCGGTCGAGCAGCATCACGCTGCCGGCGTTCTCGGCGCCGGCGTTCTCCATTTCGATCTGCTAGCCTTTTTTTCACGTGCGGGAGTATTGGGGGGAGGGGGTACCCCGCCCTGATGGGTGGGCGCGGATTTTGAGCGCCGGGTGTGCTCGATCTGGCGCCTAACCCTGCGCGATGTGGCGCCAAACCCCTCCCGAGCCCGACCATTCACCACCGCCTGGCGCCGTGCAGGCGTCTGCACACACTGATTCACCGGAGGTTTTCCATGGGGCAGCGAGGTCCGAAGCCGCTGCCGGCCAACGTGCACCAGCTGCGCGGCAACGCGAGCAAGAAACCGATCGGGGCGATCCTGGATGAGTTCCGGCCCGAGGTCGAGATCCCGGACTTCCCGTCCTGGATCTGGCCCGAGGCCAAGAAAGAATGGAAGCGCGTCTCTTACGAGCTCGAGCGCTACGGCCTGGTGTCCAAGCTGGACCGCGCCGCGCTCGTTCTGTACTGCCAGGCCTGGGCCAAGATGGTCTGGGCTGAACGAGCTTTGTCCCGGGCGATGAAGGCCGCCGAAGACGCGCGGATCGCGGCCGAAAAGGCGGGTGAAGACTACCAGGGCGGCGACGGCTTGATGATCAAGACGGCCAACGGCAACTTCACCTACTCGCACCACTGGGTGGTCGGCAAGCATGCGGCCTCAGAGGTCAAGCGCTACCTGGATCTGTTCGGCCTGTCGCCGTCGGCCCGGTCTCGCGTGACCACCAGCGACAACCGCCAGGGGGCGCTCTTTCAGGAGGGAACCCAGGACGCATGGAACGCGCTGTGAGCGACTTGATGGACGCCACCAAGTTCGCCGACATCGCCACCGCCTACGCCCAGGACGTTGTTGCCGGCAAGATCATCGCGTGCAAGTGGCACCGCCTGGCCTGCCAGCGGCACCTGAACAACCTGGCGCGCATCGGCAGCGCGGGATTCCCCTACGTCTGGAACCCCGAGCTGGTCAGCACCAAGGGCAAGACCTACCGCCCGGCCGAACGGGTGTGCAAGTTCGCGGAACTGATGCCCCACATCAAGGGCGACTGGGCCGCACAGGGCCAGCTGATCAAGCTGGAGCGCTGGCAGGTGTTCATCCTGGCCAGCATCTTCGGCTGGGTGCACCAGGTCACCGGCAAGCGCCGGTTCCGCGTGGCCGACGTGATCGTGCCGCGCAAGAATGCGAAGTCCACGCTGGCGGCCGTGATCGGCCTGTACCTGCTGGGACCGGATGAAGAATTCGGTGCCGAGATCTACTCGGGCGCCACGTCGCAAGACCAGGCCATGGAAGTGTTCCGGCCGGCGCTGTTGATGGCACGTGCCACGCCGCGCTACTGCCACACCTTCGGCGTCACGGTCAATGCGTCGAACCTGTCGATCGGGGAGAACAACAGCAAATTCGAGCCGGTGATCGGCAAGCCCGGCGACGGTGCGTCGCCCAGCTGCGCGATCGTGGACGAATACCACGAGCACAAGACGGCCGAGCTGTTCGACACCATGCAGACCGGCATGGGCGCGCGGTCTCAGCCGCTGATGCTGGTCATCACCACGGCCGGGTCCGACATTGCCGGGCCGTGCTTCCTGCACCAGGGCGAGCTGCAGAAGATCCTCGAAGGCGTGGTCGAAAACGACCAGCGCTTCGGAATCATCTTTACGGTGGACGACGGCGACGACTGGACCAGTGAAGAAGCCCTGCGCAAAGCCAACCCGAACTACGGCATTTCAGTGGATGCCGAGTTCCTGAAGCTGCAGCAGCGCGACGCGCAGGAAAACCCGCGCAAACAGAACGTTTTCAAGACCAAGCACCTGGACATCTGGGTGGCCAGCGCCTCGCCGTGGCTCAACCTGCACAACCTGCAGCAGGCCGGCGACCCCGACCTGGCGCCCGATTCGCACGACTGGGACGGCAGCGCGATCGGGCTGGACCTGGCCAGCAAGCAAGACATTGCCAGCGCGGTGCTGCTGTGCTGGATCGGCGATGGAGATGCACGCAATTACTACGCATTTTCACGCAATTACGTGCCGGAAGCAGCCCTGGAGAAGCCCGAAAACGCGCACTACCAGGCCTGGGTCAACAGCGGCCATCTGATCGCCACCCCGGGCGACATGATCTCGCTGGAGCAGATCCAGGAAGACGTGCTTGACACCTGCGCGCAGGTCGGCACGAATGAAGTGGCCAAAGACCCCTGGGGCGGCCACCAGATGGGCGCCAACCTGGCGGAACAAGGCCTGACGGTGGTCGACATTCCCCAACAGGTGCGCCACCTGAGCGACCCGATGAAAGAGATTGCCGCCCTGGTTGATTCCGGGCGCTTCCACCACGACGGCAACCCCTGCTACGTGTGGATGCTGAGCAATGTCGAGGTCAAGGAAGACCGCAACGAAAACATCTTCCCGCGCAAGTCGCGGCCGAGCAACAAGATCGACGCCGCGATCGGCACCATCGTGGCAATGAACCGGGCCCTGGCGGCCGGTGAGTCAACCGGGCGGTCGTTCTGGGAACAGCCCGAAGCGACCGAACAAACGTACCAAACACAATGAACTTCTGGAACAGGATCACCGGCCGCAAGTCCGCGCCCGCCAGCGGCGAC